CAGTAGAAGAATCCAGCATCGTATGGGCTAGCACCTCTATAACCAACTACTGCGTAGTCTGCAGTGCTGTTGGTACTGGTGTTAGCGGTTGAGTATGGATCGACGTAGACCTTGAACTTACCGTTAAGGGTTCCGACGAAGGTGTTACCAGTATCGTCAACTTCTAATGCGTTGTTGAGTGCTGGTGAGATGTTGAGGAAGCCACCCATCGCGAGGGCAGAAGCAACGTCAGAAGTACAGATAACGAAGTTACCTTTTCCTCTACGAGTCTGCTTGGCGATGATGTTTGCTTCACGCTCGATCTGGAACATGAGTCCACGGAAGCGTTCTGCACTCCATCGACCGTCTGAGTCTGCGTAAAGGTCGTATGTACCAGTTGAACGACCGAAGATGTCAGCCTGCTGACAACCAAGTTTAGCAACGTGGTATACAGTACGGACGATCTCACGGTTGATCTCGGTAAGAATCTCAGTAGAGAGAATATTAGCGAGTTCAGTCTCAGCGTCAAGACCGTGAACAGCCTTGAGATCCTGAGCAAGCTCAGTGGTGTACTCTGCTTTGAGAGCTTTAGTCTTAGCTTCAACAGCAATTCGATCAATATCGAATGCCATATCAGAGAAGGTAACACCAGTTGCAGAACCGAGAGCTTCAGCAGTAGCAGTACTCATACCACGGAAGTCATAGATTGCATCTGTAGCACCACCAGTAAGACCAGCTTCACTTCTAGTTCCTGATGCGAATGGTTCAACAGAACCGGTAGCAATAACGTCGTAACCACCTGGTTGGTCAAAAGCACCTCCGGCTGGTGGTGTTTCTCTAGCACCAGCAATTGGCTGTGCTTCCTGGAAGAGTGCTTCAGCACCATCCTGTGAAAGATACTTGCTTCTCATGGCAAAGATCAAGCCAGTAGGAGCAGTCATGGGCTGAACACCGCAGATGTCGTATGCCATAAGGTTTGGCATAGAACGACGAACGAGGCTGATCAGAACGGGATCATAACCAGCAAGGTTTCCTGCACCACCAACTTCAGGGTTGCCAAAACCAGCACCCATGCTGTTGTCATGAGCTTGCTCGTGAATATGTTGCTCTCTGAGAGCATTCTGCTGATTCTCAAGGAGAACTGCAGTACATTTTTTCTTATGATAATCGCCAATTGGCTCTAATGAGTTATGATCAAGAAGTGGGTTCCACTTCTCGACCAAATTGTCATATGAATTAGTTTCTTCGTTTAACATTGAAATCTCCTTGTGAGACTATTATTTGTCTCGGTTTCTATTTTGAAATCCTATTACTTTGCTATAAGCTGCGATTGTTGGATCGACAGAGATAGTTTGGTGTGCAGTTTCATTTAAATCCTGCATTTTATTTTCTTTGGACGTTTCATTGTTAGATTCGGTTTCAACTGAACCCATAAATGATTCTTTGATTATGCGAAGCTTTCTTGCATATTCGTCTACATTGTCATACTCGATAGTTTCTGCCAAGTGTGCAAACTTTTCGATCTCAGTATCGGTAAGACCGTTTGAGCTTTCGATGAAGATGTTTGTAGCAGCACTTGAGTGAATATCTTTCTGCAGTTCGATATTTTTCTCTAGTTGTTGGTTGAGCTGTTCTTCCAATTCGTTCTTGGAATCAAGAAGCTCTTCCATTACTTGAACCTTTTCGTCTGGCATATCAATATAGTGAGTCTCGAAGAGATCCTTAAGACCAGTCATGAATGACTCAGCAATATCAGCTTTGATTCCTCTTTCAATTGCGAGAGTGTTTTCTTTAGTCCACTCTTCTACAACGTAAGCAAGAAACTCGTCTAATTTCTCAGAGAGTTCTTCTGAAATGGTTTCTACCTGATCATTGAGATTCTGATTAAAGGTTTCTTGAAGAGCAGACTGAATGTGGTTTACTCTATCAGCAAGAGCAGTGGAGAAAATAGTGGTTAACTTCTCTTTAAAGTCTTCAGATAATTCATCTTCACTGAATAGTGATGATAAGTAATCTTCGATTGAAGTTTCTTCTACTACTTCTTTTTCTTTTTTCTTCTTGGGTTTTCCAGAAGCAACTGCATCAGATGGATTTGGTGTAATAGTAGCCAAGTTTCCTTCTGGTCCAGTAGAAATTGGTCTATTAATTACAGCACCTTTGCCGTCTGTATCGGCATAGAGAGCTGGATCTTCAAAGGCTGTTGGTTCTACGGTTACAGCAGCTTCTGTTGACTCTTTGTATGTTTTAATTCCATTTTCTATGGCTTCACTAATTTGTTCTTTGATATCTTTTTTGTTTGTGTTACTCATCAATGCTCTCCTTGATGCCTTATTGGATTATTTATAAAAATTGGTTTTTCTATAAGAGGTCGTGTATACTATAACCTTCTTAAAAAGTCCTCGAAAAGATCAACGAATGTATCCTTCATTTTACGTGAAGGAGTATTTTCTATTGTGTTTTGATAATCTGAAATTAAAGTTTCCTTGAGAATACCATTTTCCCATATCCACTCTTTTCCTTCCATTATCCCATCAACAAATGCATCGGGAGCGGATGGATCCGCAACAATGTCTACTGCAGCCAGAGAAAAATCAGGCTGAACTAAGTTTACACCGTTTTGTTGTTTCAAGGAACCCATTCCTCGTGTAGATACACCAAGTCTAGCACCTTCGTCCATAAGACTTTTAACTATCTTCCCCATAGGAGTATCCATGATTTTGGCTTTACCAGTAAAATTATTACCTTCTACAACCAAATCATTGATAATGTGAGAAACTCTGTCTAAGTTAACAGTAGGACCTTTGGGGTGATTTAACTCCCCAAAAGCTCTTTTCTTGGCAACAAAATTTTCATTGTAGTTTTCTACCTTCGGACCTAAAACGTCCATTGGGTATACTCTACCATTTCTATTTTTTTGCTCGGCTTGCATAAAAACACCCGAGATAAAATAATTTTTCTTTCCGCTATCGGAAGATTCAATCAGGAGATCTACGTCCTCATTCATCTCGGTGATAAGTTTCATCAATAACCCTCCGAGCCCGAATGTTTAGCTCTCATGGCCTTACTAATTTTGTTGCGACGATTTTTTAAATACTTATCAGTTTTAGTATTTTTCTTTCCGTCGTTATCGATATCGTCGTCTTCTTCTCCGACGGCATCTAATTCTTCATACATCTTTTTCTTTTTGCCACCGTGAGTATGCATTGCTTCAGAGACTACTTTCATATCAGAAACCAGAACCTGTTCTTCGATTCCGTGTTCAAACTTAACATCATACCATTCAACGAAACCATTTTCGTCCGGCTCTGCGTGCATTTCGGTGATACATGTACCTTCACCCCATTCTGGGTGTTCGACTACATTAGCACAACCGTGCATTTTATCACCTTTTGCGTACTCTGGTTTCATTTCTCCATCCACGTCTTCTACATCATCCATGATAAGAGAGGGAGCAATATCTTTGTATGCTTCGGTTAGTTTTTCTCCCAACTTAGCATATAAGGTGTCTTCTATTTCTTTTTTAGCACCAATTAGATTTTCATCTAACAGTTCTTTTACTATTTTTTGTGTATTCATGAGTAGTCCTCTTTGTTAAGCTTAACAGTAAATATGTATATTATTTTATTAGTTAGCAGGTTCTTCCGCTTCTTCTCCGGAAGGTAACTGACCTTGCATTTGTTGCTGCATTTGCATCAGTTGTATTGCCTGTTGTTCTTCTGCATTTTGTGAATCTATACGCTTTATATCTTCCTCACTCTGCTTAAGAATATTTTTTCTAACGTACTCAGTAGAGAAGTATTTTCCTAAGTATGGTTCTACTGATGCTACAACTGACAATCTTTCTTTTAAGATTTCAGTATCTCTCAGCTCGGAGAAATATGAGTCTTCATTGAATTTGTAAGTTAAATTATCACCAATTTCAGACCAATCATTCTCATTGATTATACCTTTTAGTAACAATTGCTTCTTTAATACATCTGTTAAAATAGTAGAAAACTTAAATCTAAGTCTAGAAACAAATTTATAGAATTTTGTCTCATCTCTAGTAATTTCTGCAGATCTGCCCATATTGAAACCATTTTGAGTTTCTAATCTAGAAATAGGTACATTTAATGCTCTATATAATTTTTTCTGTAAATACTCAACATCTGACATTTCGCCCAGATTCTGTCCACCAGAAAGAGTGCTAATTTCTGTTCCTCGTCCACCTTCTCTTCTAGGCAACCAATAGTCCTCAAGCATATGAAGGTGATTTCTGTCATCTTGCACTTCACCGGTTGATTGATTATATGTCAGTTTATTTCTGTACCTATTCATAAGTTCTTTTAGGTACTGTTCGGCTTTTTGCTTGGGCAAATTACCCACATCAATATAAAAGATTCTTCGTTCGGGTGCTCTAGATATTCTGTAAATAACAACGGCATCTTCTATTTGCCTGAGCATGTTTACAGGTCTAATTGCTTTTTGCAAATAACCAACAACTTTTTTGGTTGTCGAGTCTACAATTCCACTGTGAACATATGCGATAGAATCTGGTTGTATTTTCACTCCAGCAGAACCTGTGTATTGATAACTATTTTTATCGCTATCAACATACATGAAAAATTCTTCAGTATTCGTTACCAAAGGAACTGAAACATTACCTTTTACAAATGGCTTCTTTTCTACCTTTCGTACTTTCTTTATTTTAAGAGGATCAATTGCTCTTGCTTCTTTGATTCCTGCTCTTGGATTTTCTTTATCCAAAATTAAATGAAAGTATAACCTACCATCAATGTACCAACGTCTAAAGATTTCATAACCCTTATTTGAAATATCAAATAATCTCAGAACGGTTTCATATTCTTTGTATATTTTAGTTTTTATATTTTCAGAAAGATCTGTATTCTCTAGATCCAATTTCATGGGTTTTCTGTCTGTCCCCATTACGATAGAATCATTTACAATATCCTCTATAGCCAAATCTACTTCAGGATATAATGAAAGACTCCTATAAGTCTGAATAAATTGGTTTTCATCTTGAACACCACCGCTGAAATCTACATATGTACCTAAAAACCCTCCAGTTTGAAGGGATTGTGCTCCATCATATTCGTCTGGTGTGACAAAAGATTCAGCACGAAGGTTTTCTTCAGTTTCTTCTTCTCTGGTTTTTCTTCCTATAGAAAATCCAAATAAATCAATAGCCATTATACTTTCTCCATTATATCAATTTTCAACTGTAAAGAATTCATATTCAACTTGACATGTAAACTGCGACAAAGTATCTATAGCTCCATAAGCCAAATCAAATGAACCTACAGTACTCGGCCAGCAATTATGTAACATAATTTTCTTTATTTTTTTATCACCATTTAAACTATAGTGTGTTATTGACCAGTTTTGTGTGTCGTCTTCATATACAAACGGGGTTTTGTTGGTAGAGTGTTCGTTTATTCTCTCACTCCAGTTATGAAGCTCTTCCCATAAATTTCCATTTTCTGTTGTATCATATACGGTAAACCCCCAAGTAGCATATCGTCTATCACCCGGTAGTTTTAAAACACGACCTCTAAAAGGAATACCGATAGCTGGTACATTAGAATCTGGTAGACTTAATGCAGAAACTTCAGCTTTCATTTCATAACTACTATTGGGAATTTTCATAGAAACTTCATAGCGATTAGGTCTAGTTCCCATACCGACAGCTTCTTTGAAATCAGATAGATTTAAGTTGAATGCCATTTGTTACTCCTACTAGTTATATTTATACTAACTCACCTTCGTTTATATTTGTAAAGGTGATTTCTAAAGTTTCTATAGAGCGGGCAGGAGTTACAAATATACTAGCAACAAATTTTCCCTCTGTAATAACAGAAGATGGATTGTTTGTTTCATCACACTTAATTACATAACTGGTTATGCCCCTCTGATTTTGTACCGTTTCTAAGACAGAAGTTGCTTGATTTATGAATGATTGTCTAACAGAATCTGTATTTTGTTCGAACAATGTTGTTCTTGCAATAGCACCAATATTTCTCTTTAGATATAAGAACAGAGAAGAAACTTCAATTCTAGATAGAATATTAGTTGAAGCTGCTCCAGTTTTATTTCCGAATAAAACTACACCCTCTCCCGGAAAACTTAAAACTGGATTTATTTTATTGTTATACAGGGCAGTTGCCTGAACTGCAGTTGGAGGATCTTTCAGTTTTACTACATTTTTAATTTGACCTCTAGTCATCCCACCTGGAGAGAACCAAGGATGTGCAACTCTAAACGTTCTTGCTAAACACCCAATTACATCAGAAGTTAATCTGGTTTGAATATACTGAGAATCATTGGAAATTGATTCTGGATCTTTTCCTAAAGGAAGAGTGAATTTATCTCCATATACAAATATATCAAACTCGTCTCCTGTTGGTGCTCCAGAGTCAACTGCTGTTATGCCTCTAACTGCAAAACAATCATTTTCTCTAGCTGACATAATAGTGTCCATATATTCATCACCAGATAATCCGGCTCCAAATATGGCATTCAAACTATGAGTGTTGCTTGATGTAAACGGATCAGATGCAGAAATTCCAACCACCACTTTGGTTCCATAAACAGCCGCAGATAATATGTTGTTAAAATCATCAGACCAAGGATAAACTGCACCCTGAGGCCATCTAATCTGTCCTGCAGTCACACCAGTACCTCCTTCAAGTACTGATGGATATAGATCACCGCAAGTTCCTGCAGAACCTCCAAATCCAGCAAAAGATACTCCAGCACCATTACCAATTGGACTAGAAAGTCTTTCGTATAAATCGCTAGAGTCAGTTTCCAAGTATTTGTTAACTACATCCGTAGTGGTGCCTAATGCATTAATTAGTTCTAGGTTTTCTAGAATGAATCCGGCAAGGAAATTTTCAGATGTTGATTCACTGTCTCTTATGAGAAATGAGTCATCACTAATGTTGACTGTGACTGATGGTAATGGCATTATACTCTCCTAGAATATCGTAACACATAATATTTAGGATTTTGACTACCTCACTTCATGCCATCCTGGAGTGTCCTCATCGTCCTCTAATGAAGGAATTAACCCAAATGGTAGTACTTCTTCTTCTAGTCTTTTTATCTCGTCTTCATATACATCCAACCTAACGTCACGCTCTGTAAGATTCTTGAAGTAGTCCTGACGAGTCAACCAACCAAACATAACCAAACACATGACTAAATCGTCTGTATGTCCCTCATCAGCTTCAAAAGACTGTCCCTTTGCAACAAAAGTATAGAGTTCATTTATTATCTCCATGTCTTCTATCAGAAGTTTATCATTTTCTATTAAACTCTTTAGTACAGAACATCCTAGCTTTTTAACAGGTATAGTGGTTCTTACTCCCTTTTGCATACCAGAACCACCAAATCCAGAACTTATAACTTGTCCAGATCTTCCTTTATACACGGTATATGCGATGTTATCATATTCCAGATCCTCAAACAGAACATCCGCTACTTGTCCACCGATGTCATTGGTTTCTATAAGAACATATGCGCCATTATATTTTTCTGCTATCGTGTTTATAACTGTTGGAAACACCATAGGAGAAATTACATTATTTCTAAATTTTCCCACAAGTTTGTATGGTGGATGTGTGATATCTATTATAGTAAAAGCACTATAATCCTTTCCTTGTCCCCGTGCAACATCTACCGTTATTATGTACTTATTATCTTCTTTAGGTTCTTCGTAAATATCAAGTCCATCTGTAGATTTCTTTATTGGAGAATCCCATGCAAGTGCATGTAATTTAGAAGAAGAAATTAATGTATTAGTAGAACCAATGAAGTCACACTCAAACTCAGTTTGAAACTGCTGCTCACTTGTGTTTTTTATCTGCTGCTCTTTCCACTTTACATCCCGCATGGGACCGTTTGGATATAGAGGAATTTGAGACCAGTGAACCTCAAACGGAATATACTCGTTCTTTCCTTTTGCTCCTGGTTTTTTGTTTGCATTTTTCCAGTAATAATAAAATAAATTCAAACCATTTGGAGTTGACACCATCAATACCTTGGTTGTTTGTCCAGATGTAATCGTAGGATATACTGAACTAAAAAAGTCGTCTGCTATGTTGTTTGGAACGTGTGCAAATTCGTCCAAGAAAATCATATTAAATGATCCACCACGAACTGCAGATGCAGATGTAGATGATGCTAGAATTTTGGATCCATTCTCTAGCTGGATACTACCTTTGTTCCATTCTATTATTCCTTGTTGCAACCACAACGGAAGATATTCATATGCTAATTTTAATCTATGTAATATTTCCCGAGCAGTTGCTTGTTTGTTGGCAAGAATAGCAACATTCATGCTCTGATTGAACAGAACATAATGAAGAATGTAAGCAACTATAGTTGTAGACTTACCACTCTGTCTTGGTAATTTTGCAATTGCAAATCTATTATTGTGTATAATATCAACTAGTTCCTCTTGATAATCATACAAACCAAAAGGAATTAACCCTTCGTCAAGAGAAATAACTTTTACATAATTTTTTATGAAGTAAGCAGGATCTTTTGCACATTTCATGTACTCTTCAATCTGCTCTTTTGTATATTCAATTTCAACGCCACTGGCTTTTAGGTTAGCATTCCCCAAATAACCTTCCATTTTTCTTGAACCCATACTAAACTTTCTTTATATCTTTTCCTGCACTTCGCTTCGGATTGATTATATCTTGTAACTCATTAGTAGAACCGACGTATATAGTATTATTTGTAGTGTTTTTCTGTGTTAGCGATCTGCCATCTTCTTTTATCTTTTTCACTTTATCGTGTACATCTAATACATCTTTATTCATGTCAGATACAGTTTTTAATAATTGAGAAACCACCTCATATGCTCTAGGAGAATCTCCTGCCTTTGCGACATCCAATATACTCTGAATTGCATCATTTCCTTGATTTATCAAATCGTATAGATTTCTACGAACTACACCGTAATCTTTATCTAACTTGTCTTCACTAGTAGGAACTATTACTTTCTCAGTTTCAGCCTGTACTGGTAGATGTGATTTAAACTCAGTTCCCAGTGCTTCATTTATTGGTTTATAACTATGGTTGGTCGGTTGCAAAATAACCTCCTGCAGTATATCCGCTTAAAACAGCGGTGTCACCGGTTGCACCTAAAACTGACAATACCGTGTTACTGCCTGTCGGTGTATCTGCTTCTAGACCAATATCAAGAGAAACTCCAGTAATAACTTGAACTGGACTTGCTCCTGTATTGTCTTTAATTTCGGAGTATAATCTAGATTTACAAACAAAGTTAAAACTAGATGCAATCACTCTTCTGTCTAGAAAATTACCTTCGTACTGTTCCTGAAGAGCAACATTACTTAATGTAATAGGAACATCTAACTTAGTATCAATTTTGTTTAAGTTTAGTGATACTATAAATTCCGGAGCAAACTGAGGTACAATTTGTTCCAATATTTGTAAGTTATCGTCCATAGTTCTACTAAATGCAAATAAAGAAAATGAAATATTATATGGAACTTCTTGAAATGCAATAGAAGAATTAGTACCAGCGACTCTAGTAACTCTTTTGTTTAATTTGTTCAGGTGTCTGCTTGGATCATAATCAATAGATGACATTTCAAAAGAAAGTCTAGGCAAAGTTGTTTCTACTTTTGACTTATCACTTATACCACTTTGCTCATCTAATTTTCTTATGAATTTTTCTTTAGATCCATATGTTAAAGGAACTCGTAATCTTTGAGATTCTACTCCACTTGAATTGGTTCTGGACACGTATATTTCATTAAACAATGAACCAAATGCAATTACCAGTTTTCGTAGAGATTCGTTATCGTAAAACTTAAACATTAATAATTACCCTCCGAAAATGGATCTCTGTCTGTAAAGTCAAAGATATTTTCTGTTTGCTCTAGTCTTTCTATTTCGATATTATCGAAAAGACCTGTGTTTGTTTTTGGACTAATAGGTAATACAATATTAGATCTACCGGCAGTTGTTCCAATTAATACTCTAATATCACTACTCGCACCAACTATGTATTGACCGGCTGTAGTATTAAGAGTTCCTGTCACATCTCCCAACAGAAGAACCTTATCATATAATCCATCCCATTCATAAACTTTACCAGTTGAAGTTGCATCCGAAAGAACATGATCAGTAGATGAACTATCAGTATCTCCTGATATTTGATATACAAGTTCACCGGGAATGAAGTCTTGAGTTAGACCAGCACTCATATACAATTCGTAACCTGTAGTGGAATTATCAGTCTCTATGTCATCTATAAAGTCTTGGTTTGTATCGAAGTCTTCGTGTGAGTAAGTAAATGCCTCACAGGAAAGAACAAATGTATATCTTTTACCTAAAGGGTAGAATGGGTTTTCGTGTTCTACAAAATTGATTTCAAAAAATGTATCACTCAATGGAAAATAAACTAAATCACCTTCTCTTGGTCTCTGAACATCAGCCTCTAATTTACCTACCAACTCAGTAAATCTTTTTGTAGAAACAACTAGTTCTACTCTATCCTTAATCTCAATACCAAATTTGGAAATGAGATCACCCTGTCCCTCAAATCCATTAACACTGTTGATATACATTTCAATTTTATAAGATCCTTTGAATTTGGATATAGTATCTTCACCAAATAATAGGTCTTTATTTACTAATTGTCTAGGAATGTAATAGACATCCCTACCCATAGATCTTATGGTTTCTGCTGTTAAATCTTCTACGAGTCTTTGTTCACTCGTACTATCTAAGAAATATGGATTCTTTGCCATTAAATTATCCTGTCATGAAATTAACGGGAAGTTCGTATGTGGTCATTACTTCCTGTTCTATTCTATCTATTTCAGCTTGTGCTTCTGCCGCTATTTGTCCTCCTCTTAGGACAACTCCACCAGGCATTTGAACACCGTCATACTTAGCTAAATTAGAGCCCCATTGTCTTTTTATCAATGCAGTAGTATACTTTTTAAGTAATCTATCGTTATAGATCTCCACAAAAAGATCAGGATCGAGACGTACATATGATTCAATAATTAAATATTCACCTACATTTATTTCGCTCCACTTTGCGTCCAAATGGAGTCTGTTTGTCACTTTACTAAATCTAACTGATTTCTCTGGTTGAAACATATCTTCTACTAGATTGATGTATCTTTTAGTAGAATCATATGATGACAATGCACCAGAAACTGAAGCACCAAGTCCTCTATTGATACCAAAGTAATCAGATAGTGCTAACTGATATCTAATGTCAAACATATTGGTATTTGCAAATGTACCAAACTGAAACACCTTAATTACACTTAATATATCTTTTCCTGTAGGAGCATCACCTGTAGGACCGTTTATAGGACCCAAAGCATCCGTGTCAATAAATTGATTAGTTTTATCTGTTTCTGTTACTTGATATGCAAAATAAGCACGCTCAACCCCATCAAAGTGTCTTTCTGAAAAGAATTGAAGTGCGTCATCTACTCTTTCTTCTGCCTGAGTATAATCGACGTTTATTTCAATTACAGGAGCACCTAGACGATTGAAGCAGTAATTAATTAAACTTTC